CAAAGACAGGCGCGTCGCACTCCCCGAGACTCGTCAGGGTGAGCGCCGGCACAGGCGACGCGGCGACAACCATAACAACAGAGATCACGATCATGGCACACCGCCCTGCCCCTGACCAAGGCCCCCAGAGCACCCGCCATGCGCTGTACCGGCGCATCACGCTGCGCTTGATTCCATTCATTTTCATCTGCTACCTGTTCAACTACCTGGACCGCGTCAACGTCGGCTTCGCCAAACTGCAGATGCTCGACGCACTGAAGTTCAGCGAAACCGTCTATGGCCTTGGCGCCGGCATCTTCTTCATCGGCTATGTGCTCTGCGGCCTGCCCAGCAATCTGGCGCTCAACCGCTTCGGCCCACGGCGCTGGATCGCGGCGATGATGATCGTCTGGGGCAGCTTGTCCACCTGCCTGCTGTTCGTCACCATGATACCCCCACCGAAATCACCTTCCAAGCTGGCTTTCCATCGCGCATAAAAAAGCCCGCACAACGGCGGGCCATAGGGGTTACAGGGTCGCTAACTCAAGGCAATACGCCACCTTGAAGCGTTTCAATCTCAAGGTAGTAGGCGCGGCCTGTGTGGGTTAAACCGGCGTACTGCTGGTTGTAATCGCCAATTCGGGACTCTATCAATCCAAGCCCATAAAGGCGATCAAGGGCAGCGTCTGTGGCGATCCGTGATAGGCCGGTTTGTCGGCGGACATCATCACCCGTGAGCATATGCCCATTCTGAATGGCCTTGCTGATGGCCAGAAATGCGGTGAGTTGGTCAGGTGAGAGCCGAGTACCCCTAGGCGCCTCCTCTACGTTCTCAAAGCAATTGGCGTAAACGAACAAACCAATGAAGACCAGCGACAAAAGGCAACCGAGGCATAGAAGCAGGATTAGCCACACTGGGAAAGCAACGTCGCTGCCCAGCCAACCCCCTAGCCCCTGAATCCAGCCCCACAGGGTACGGATTGCAGGACTGAAAAGGGACACATCAAAAACACTCTCAACAATCTTGCCTAGCACCGTGGTGGCGATTGTGCCTACCGCACCCAATATAATCCCTTTCAACGTGACCTGCATGCCTGCCCCCTAGTCGCAATGGGCCATTATCACACCTTTGGCAGGTTTTCCAACTGGCATGAAAAGCCCAGCGGGCAAGGCTGAGCTATCTGACAGCATGATGATGCGCGTACAGGAGTGAAAAGCCTGAGCTTTCAGACAGGCATAGAAAAGCCCGCTCAGGGCGGGCTTGGGGGTGTGGCTAGACGGTTATCAAAGGAGCCTGAATGCGCTTTTCTGCACTGCCAAGGCTCCAAGGTTGTAGCTGGTGTAAGCCTCAATGGCCTCTTGCTTGGGCATCTTCTGACCAGAGCCGTACACGGTCCCTGTGGTAAGACACGCCACCATCACACCCTCTTCAAGCAAGCCACGGACGAAAGCAAGGCGCTCATTGTCTTGGATGATGTGGGACGGGTGAACAATCGCCACAATGTCACCAGCAACAGCAGTGAGGCCAATCCATCTGATTGCAGGCACCTTCAAATCTGAGGATGGATTGAACGGGTTAGGTTGGCCGTAGCCATCCTCCTGCACCACCTGCACATCACGACCATCAATAGCCGATGTATCCAGTGCTTGCACATCCGTCACTAGGATGTTGTCCAGCTTGTAAACCTTAGTCATAAATCCTCCTGTATCAGCCGATTGGGGCCACGATGATTGATGCATCATCCCAAGGCATAACGTAGCAACTGGCAGACCACTTGCCCTCATTCTTGAATGCAGCGGCCAGAGCTACAGCAGACTCTTCACTGTCACAGAGGATGGCGCCGGTTAGGTCGCAAGGCAGATATTCAATCTGCTGGCTTTCATAGCGAGCACCTACAAAGGAAACGGAGTCATCAATGTTCATGACAACCCACTTGCCTTGGTTATGGCCAAGCATGCGCGTCAGGGATACAGCCTCTACATACGCCTTGCTCAGCTTCTGTTGATCTTTGTCTAGTTCTTGCTTTGCCATCGTGTAACCTCCTGTGTGTGTTTGATGGAGCGAATGCTACTCACATTAACATTCGCTGTCAACACATTTCTCACACAATGGATTTTCACACAAGGAATTTCACACATAGAAAAGCCCGCTCATGGCGGGCTTGTGGGGTGTAGAAATTCACACTGTCACATCAGCTTGTTGTATCCCCAAGCGAACAGGTAGGCGTTAGCCTCTTCCTTGGTGAGACACCCGGTTGTCATCTTGTAGTCAGAGACAAGCTTGCCCTGCTTGGCCATTTCCGACCTGTAGTTAGGCTCAAACTTGGTGGCGTATTCCTCGACGTAGGCTAGGCACGCTTCCATTGTGGGCTGTTCCTGCTTTAAGACGCTCTTAGGGGAACACTGCACCTCTGTGCCATTGATGGCTTGGCACAGCATGATTGTTGCAAAGAAGGTCATTCGTTTTCCTGCTGGGCTTCTGGTGCTTCCAGTGCCTCAAGGCGTGTATGTAGTTGTGCGTTCTCTTCCTGCAATGCCTCAAGCTCGTTGGTGAGGCCGCTCACCTTGGCTTCTAGGAAAGCAATATACTTAGCCTGCACATCGTCTGGCAGCAGTGTCTGTTGGAACTCAGCCAGCAGGCTTGGATTTTTACCCACACCGCCCATTACAGACTGGGTGCCTGCCTTGTAAGCACTCCTGAAATGTTTCCCCATTTCCTGCCCTCCTGCTGGGGCTGTGGATGGCTGTGCAGGAGCTTCGTCGAAAAGCTCGTTCTGCCACAGCTTCACCCACTGGTCAAAAGCGTTGTAATGCCCTTCAATGTTGCCAGCTTCCACCTGCTCTTTGTGCCAGCGGCTCTTAGGCATACGGGAAGCCATCCACGCTTTCACAAAAGCTTTCTTCTCGTCGTCTGTGTAATTTGTACGTGAACGGGACATATCTATCTTCCTGTGGGGGTAGCAGAGACACACATTCTAGACGGTGCCCTGCCCCCTGCACAATGCCTTATCCTCAAGTGGCGCCTTCAACAGTGGAGAGGATGAAGCTTTGTAGGCTTCTTGGCACAACCAGCACACGAACACACACACCATGACGGGTAGCTTCTAGAGCTGAACGGGCTAGAATATGCATCGGGCCATTCCACACGATTAGGGCACAAGCACCATGAAAACAGGATTGATGGCTGTTGCACTGGCTGGAATGCTGGGGAGTGGAGCTGTCATGGCAAATGATGGAAACGCTCTTCTAAATGATTGTCAGCAAGCTATAAGAGCACTGGACAATGTAAGAAGGGCATCGGACAGCGATATGGACAGCGGGATGTGTTTCGGAATGATGGAAGGTGTCAGAGCCATGATGATGTATTTGAAAGACAGCATGTCTGATGATTACAAGGCGTGCTTTCCCAAGGGTGGCATAAGCAATGCACAAGCTGTAAGGATTGTCGTAAAGCACCTTAGTGATAATCCGGCTATATTGCACCTAGATGGTCCGCAACTAACGGTAATCGCGCTTCACGAAGCGTTCCCCTGCAAGTAAATTGAATGGACAAAGGCCGCTACTCAAGTGGGTGTTCAATGGCTGATGTAATCACCCGCCGCCGAAAGGAAAACAGCACTTACACTGATATTCAAATATCAGCCATAGAAAATAAGGAACGTCACCAATGCCTTGACGCTGGTGAGAAATTTGGTGACAAGAAAAGCTGTAGCAAAACCCGTCCGCCGTGGGTGGCAGACACTTCAAGGAAAGGAATCTCCTTACATTTTTACTTGCATGGGTAAGCGTCTCTCATAGCGATAAATACCAGTGACCCCGGCCCTGAATTCAGGTACTTGGGATTCTCTTTCAACCACCTCACGACAATGCGAGCCGCTTGGATGTAAGTCACAGAGTCGGGAACGCATGACTGATCAGCAGGATCAAGCCCTTTGTTGATTGTGGCGAACAGAGATATGACACCAGTTAGAGTGCCAAGGCAAGCGCCTGCATCATGCCTGTTTACGTCATCACGACTATCGTGCAGGTCAACCATAGTCTGACAGTTTCTCAGCAAAGCATTACCATCTGCTTCTGTTGTTTCTGCATAAACAAGACTGGGGAGGAAAACTAGTGTTGCAAATACGGACGCCTTGAGCCAACAAGCCTTCATAGCCTATCCTTATATAAATAACAAAAGCTCATGCTATTCTCAATCCTCCGCGGTAGAAAACAGACCTCATGCATAGAGGGCTTGGTTTCTATCAGCGAATATAAACTAAAGGACTAGGTTTGGGAAAGCTAGATTCAAGCGAGAAGCGTTAAGCCACAAACAACCGCCCAAACAGGAACGGTTTGCAATTTGAAAATAAGACAGGCCACTACGGGGTGTGCATCCTCAAGCCTTCTTGAACGTCACATCCAGAGCCATCATCAGGCGACGTACAGTTGTAGGACTCCATTCACCACCACGTGAGGTGAACAGGTCTTGAGCATTGAGTACATCAGCGAGAGCTTGCAGTGTTGACGCGCCTTTGTAGAGAGCTGCCATGACATATGGTGCAAGCTTGGCCTGATGGCCCTGCACTTTAGGACTGTTCGCATTCTGTGCAGCCTTGGCCTTCTTAGCCTTACGAGCCAACACAAGGTTGTCAGAACGACGATTCACCTTTGCTTGACTCACAACACAACCACTATCAGCACGCTCTTGGAGAGCCCCTAGGGCGTCTTTGGTACGTTGGCTAATGAACTGGCGTTCCTGCTCTGCCAGTGCTGCATACAGATGGAGCTGGAACCTGTCAGCCATAGGCATTGTGGCAATCTTGAAATCAACCTTCTCCATCAACTGTGCAATGTGCAGCACAGAGCGGCTTATACGGTCGATCTTGGCAGCGACAATGGGTAGGCCATGACTCAGAGCCTTACGGCATTCAGGGCGCTCTACAGGGGCTATGGAGCCGGATACGGTGTCTGTGTACTCAGCTACCACGTTCCAGCCTTGTTGCTTAGCTGCCATCTGTACATAGGTGCGTTGGGCTTCAATGCCTAAGCCTGATTCGCCCTGCCCTTTGGTCGATACACGGTAGTAAGCAACAACATCAACCATTGGCTTATCCATCACCCTCACCTCACCTTCAAATCACTCTGTGTGTGTGCACATTGTAGCGTGTGTGATCATGTGTGACAACCACACAAAGGACGTTGAGAGAATGTCAAAAGCTACTGTGTTTAGGTTATGAGCTATTCGCCTACATTGGATTGTTCGCACTGTCAAGAGGATGCTCAGGAGTATTCGCCCTGATGGCTACCCATAACAACAAACAACAGATAGGAACCACAGAAAGGAATGTACATCCATAGCTAAGGCTATAGGTCGTGCAAGCTCCATACGTTGCGTATGAGGCTGATAAACCCTAGTGGGTATGCTGCCCTACAGGGAAAGCCTATGCACGTTGCTCTGGCTCTCATACGGGCTTACAGGGATATGCCCCATTGTTGGTTGTGTGTCTGGTTACATTCACACTTTCTTGTGTGAGTCAATCTGTGCGTATGCACTGGGGGAATTGAAGACTTTCAGCGAAACACTACAAATTGAGCACACATGAGAATGCCTATCACCATCACTAGTGATTTCTTCTGCTATCTGTGCGATTTGTGGTTGACAGTGCTGCATGGATGTGTATTGGCAGGATGTTATTCTAGCTTTTTACACATTTTTAGAAAATTATCTTGCAATAGCAAAAGCGTTTTGCCTAGTAACCATCCACAGTGCAGAAACACCACCATGTGTCACCCTACCAGTGTTCTCAACACTTCTATCTGTTCACCCTAATCAATCACAATGTACCAATCAGTACATAATTGTCACCAACAAGAATGGTGACAGATAATAGACTGGTGACAATCTTGGTGACGTTCAACACCTCAGAAGGTATTGATTGCACGATGATACTTCACAGGAGGTAATATTGTGTCGTACCGACACAGAGGGATAACACCTTGAACGTAGTTCAAGAGCTTACACACTTACAGGTGTAAATCCATAATACAAAAACCAACAATACCAACTCTCAAAGCTAACGCTTTTGATTGATCAGTGCAGAGATAGACCGGAGGTCATAGGCTTACCTCGTATCGGTAGGATACAGTGTTATCTCCTTCTGAACGTCAGTTCAGGAGTTTACATTCTCTTAGTAGTTGTTGTTTGTATGTTTGTTTCTGTTGGGTAACACTCAATGCTGACGCATTAGGAAAAGCAGAAGCTCTTACAGTATTATACCGTGCAGTGTGAAAACCCGTAAAGATACAGTTGTGTGAAATTACACCAGTACAGTTTGCTTCGTGCCTCAGCACACACCCAGTACAGTTTGTGAGAATGCGCCCTACCCTCACATCATCAGTGCTTCAACCAGAAGCCAACGATTGTCCCTATCGCACCAAATGCCCATTTCTGATGAGCATCCGGGTAGGTTCCCGGCATCAAGATCACAACCAATGCGCTAAGCAGTACCAGCAAGGTAACTACCCCTCCCATATGTGTGTACCAAGCAGGAGACGATTTGCTAGCTGGCGGGGGTGGCGAGGCTGCTTCTATCTCATAGTGTATAGTCGTCTCCCTTTTAGCTCTTCGTCTAGAACGGTGCTCTGAGGGTTTTTCAGGAATCCAGCTCTTGGTGCTTGACGACTCGCCTTCCTTTCGATACTCCCTGAAAATTTCGTCCTGATCATCCCTCTCCCTTGAAAACCGCTCCTTCTGCTCGTCTTCTGCAGCTAGGCGCTGTGCAATGAGCATTACTAGCCCCACTGCCATAAAAACCCACGGTAGGTACTGGAGGTAATCAATCATGGCTGCAGTCCTCGATACTCGCCTAGACGAAGCGTAGCAGCCAGTTGCCGGCACCTGCAGATGGCCACTAAACTCACACAACCTAATGACCAGCCGGGGCAACGATGGGCAGTCCGATTGAAAAGGCTTTTGAAACAGCACGACAGCTTCTAGAGTACGTTTCCCCTCTCAGCTCTACTTGGGATGAAGGCCGGTACATTTTCAGGGGCCAGCCTAACGCTGATTACAAGCTGATACCGTCTGTGTGTCGCACTGATGAGGGTTCATTTGCATACGGATCACCAAAGCGAATGTTCAGCACATCCAGTGCAGATCAGATTGGGTTCGAGCTGGAGATTCTGAAAAAATTCCTAGATGGATGTGATAGGTCTGGTCTGCCAGTGCCGGGCTACTCAGAGCAGATCAAAAGGATGTTGTCAGCACAACCGTTTTTATTCCCTGAGACTTTCGTACCGTGGCCGCCTGAACAGCTCTTTGAAATTATGGCTGTTGCTCAGCACTACGATGTGCCTACACGTCTTCTAGATTGGACTGAGCGAAGCTATGTAGCCTGCTACTTTGCCGCTGCATCAGCCAACTTTGAGTTGGACAGCCATACACACTTGCCCTTGCTGGCAGTATGGGCACTAGACACCACTTTTCATGATAGCTGGGAGACGGTGAGAATCATTAGAACACCGGGCGGTACTAGCAAGAATCAGGCAGCACAGTCTGGTTTATTCACAACACACAATGTGAAAGAGTACGGTGTGTTTGATGAGTATCAGTCAGAAGCCCTTGATGATGTTGAAGAAGTTTACATTAAGACGGGAAGTATTCGACCGTTGATAAAGATGACACTGCCAGTCACTGAGGCGCCAGAGCTATTGCACCTGCTGTCTAAGCTTGGCGTTGACGGATCAACTCTGTTCCCCGGTTATCATGGAGTAGCTAAGATGGTGCGGGATTGGGCCAACACAGAGGTTGGCATCAGACTATCTCAGGCGGCCATTGAGCAAGCTAGGGAAGACAGTTACGACCATGACCCGGACTTTCATTGAGCAGACAAAGGAAAGCCCGCCCTAGCATTGAACTGAGGCGGGCTATAGAGGGACTAGAAGGTGCTTTAAGGGTGCAGGGTATACAGACTACTGCCTATGCACGAAACACTCTTAAAACGCCTTGTACGAGCTGCTAGCATTATCCAGCAACAGGACCGGAAGTGCCTGTGCCCGGTGTTACACCAGAATGGAAATGTGTATCGAACAGCACGCCATTGAAGCGGGCTTCTCCAATCATTGTGTAGTTGCCTGTCCAGTTGGTTTGAGACACGTTCACATTCATTTGTTGAGCATTGAGGGTGATGGAGTTTGAAGCGTTTAGCTCAATATCCTTGCCAATCACTTTCACAGTTAATTGAGATTTGATTTCAGCATTACCATCAGCCTTGAGAACTAGCTGTGTTTCCTGCCCTGTTCCAACATTATGAACAATCAGCAAATCATTAGAATCACTGCCTAGCGTGAGGCTGTTCATTTGTTTCTGAGAGACAGCAAATGGAGCGAGGCCGGGAACAAAGACACTATCCATCACATCTTTCATTCTGTTGTCATGCGTTTTAATGGCAGAGGTGTTGGTAGAAATCTTAAAATTGTCGATGTTGTTATCCATCACAACACAATGACCTACATCCCCCACATTCACTGGAAAGAAGATGATGCTTGTTCCACTCTTGGGATAAGCGATAGGAACATTGAGGATTTGTGTTTCATCCATGTTTGTTCCATCATCAGCCTTGCGAGGGTTGGAGATTTCAACTGTTACACTGAATCTACTGTTAACACCCACTACCCTTGCTGGGAAAGCTGTACGGGCGTTCTCATTATGATTGTAGATTTCATTCTGAATGACCGGGAGCCATCCGCCCGGTTCTTGCTGCATAGACATTAGGCCACCACTCTAACAAGAGGCAGGGCTTCGCCCTTCTTGTCCTTAACTACATAATAGACAGTGCCGTTTTCAGTCTTAGCACGGACAATATCAAACTTAGCATTGGCTCTGCTCAGGGATTCAAAGTATTCATAGGCAGCGGCCATAGCCTGAGATTGAGTTTTAAAGAAGCATGGGTAGGTGATACCGTTAATTGTTACTGGGAACATTGTTCATTTCCTTTTATTCGATGTGTTGATTGTTGGGCTTGCCGTTATGGCTGGGTTTGCATTCTGTTGAATGACTACAGGAGTGATGCTAGAGATTGTGTTTTGCACCTCTCTTGGAATCTGTACATCAACGTATTGCTTGAGTTGTTGGCTGTTGTTGTTGAGCAAGTTTCTAAGCTGCTCTGTCTGTGCGAGATTTGCGTTGACAATCTCTAGCCTCATCATTGAAAGGTCAGATGCTCTTAGGGCTTTGTATTCATTGATTGTGTTGTGGGCGTCTACTGCTAGAACAGAACACCCAACCAACACGATTAGACAGAGAGCAAAGAGCCAGCCCCACAGCGACGTGAGGGATGGCATATCTTAGTTGCCTCTTGCTCTTGTTTGAGTTGCTAGGATGGCAGATGGAGAGTTGGCACGTACAGAGTCTTCAATGGTACGCATTAGCTTATCGTGCACATCACCAATCACACCCTGCACCTTGTCTGTTTCAACACCACTGATGCTGGTTTCACCTGTGGTCACATTGATGTTGTAGACAACACTGTTGTTAACAGCCTGCCCATTAACAGCAGGTTGCACAGGAGGCGTTACAGGAGGCGTAGCCATAACAGCCAGCTTGTTAGGGACAGCAGGAATGTCACTACCATCTGTCACACGCCAATTCTTATCAACAGATGAAACATCGCTGTTATCTGTCAATCTCCAAGGTGCTGTTGGGTCGCTGTTGTTCTTAGCATCAGCTTGAGGACTATCACCATCAAGAGCAGCCTTGCGTTTAGCTTGAATGTCTGCACGCTGCTTATCATCTGTCTCACGCTGTTTCACAATGGCTGCATACTTCTCATCAGAGATACCGCCAAGGTTATCAGGTAGGAAGTGCAAGCCATCCTGAATGACACGGAATACAGCAGTGAATACATCAACCAATGTCGAGAACACATCAACAATGATTGTGATAATACCAATCGTTGTCTCACCTACTGTCTTGAGTGCGTCGAATGCAAAGCCCAATCCATCATTACCAAAGACAGAATGCATCAAAGCTTTGGCACTTACTCTAAGCTCATCAAATGCAGCTCCAAGCTCTTTGGTAAACTTAGGATCAAACAGGCTGTTGCCATCGTTGAACCAAGCAATCATCTTTGTAAAGTTCTTAACCAATCCTGTGAAGCCTTGCAGCACATAATTGGATGCATCACCAAGAGCCTCAAACTGAGGTTGTAGTTCGTTCAAAGCTTTAACCACAGACTCATACAAACTTGGCATTGTCTTCTCAAGGCCACTCTTGGTGAAGGCAGAAGACAGGTTGGCTTGATATTGGTTGGAGATACGGTTATCCCAAGATTCTTGTGTGTTGCGAGCTTTATCCAGCAACCCACCTTCGTTGGCACGACGGTCCATAACAGCCCCAAGCTCTACAAAGAACTTCGTAAGCTGCTCACCGCGAATCTTCTTATCACCACGGTCTTTAGTGAATGCCATCAGAGCAGCATCACCAGTTAGTTTGCCGCCTGTTGCACGTTGCCATGCCTCAGCACCAATAGCGTTCGCATGCGCTCCAAGGTGTTCAGAGATTTGGCCTGTCCATTCCTCAGAGTACAGTTGTCCTTTACCCAAGGCTTGGCGAATACCAAGGCTAACTTTAGAAATGTTTTCGTTGGATAGATGCTGAGCCTTACCGTATTTAAGAATACCCTCAGCAACATCAGCAGATTGGTTTACACCCACCTTGGCAGACAATGCACCAACAATCTTGGCGTAGTCTGCACCGAGAGCTTTTGTACTAAAGCCTTCTGTCTGTGCGAAGTTCTCAAAGCGGGCGTTCATACGCTCAGCGTTCTCAAGCGTCTTTGGCCCTACAGACTCAAATTGACCAATACGTTGGTTACGGGTGTTAGCAGCGCGCTCAGCTTCACGGGCAAAGGCTGTAGCAGCAGCAGTGACAGCAGCGAATGCAGCAACTACCAGAGCAGCAGCACCAGCTACGGCACCTAGGCCAGCAGCAGCCCCACCAAGCCCTCCTGCGAGTGCTCCTAGCCCTTCTACAGCACCACCAGCGGCTACCCTACCGGCGAAGTTGCCAACACCACCAAAGCGGTGAATGGCGCTCGTACCGTGGCCCAAGAGGCCAGGGCCATGACGCCCTGTAATGTGGGTTCCTGCCGATCCTGCTTGCAGACGGTTAAGGCGGTGTTGAGCCATGCTATGACGTACAGCGTCAATCTGTGCCTTACGTTGGGCAGCGGCTGCACGGTTTGTCAGGTTGAGAGATTTGAGTTGGTTGGCTAGCCCTACTCCCTGTGCCTGTAGGTTGCTGATGGCAGCTCTACGTTGAGCAGCAGCTTGGAGAGCAGCGAGCTTCTGTTGCTCCTGTTGCAGCTTCACTTGTTGCTGTTGTGTCTTGAGCTGTGTGGCTGCACCCTGCTGTTGCACCTTGGTGAATTTGGCATTTTGTAGGGCAGCATCAAACTGAGCCTTGTTCATTGCCTGTTGGGCTTGGGCTACACCCTTACCACCAGTGCCCTTGAAAGCATTCTGCATGGCGTTACCCATTACCTTCGCCTGCTTTTCAGCAGCTTTCATCAATGCTGTTGCCTGTTTGATTCCAGCAGGATCAACCTTGAAACTTAGCTTGGCGAATAGTTCGGCAATTGCTTGTTCATTCATAGAACATTACTCCTGTGCTTTGTCTGCTGGCAGACGATCAACAAGGATTTCAATTGCTCGCTCTTGTACACCTTCGCTTGCATCAGCAATGGCATCTGTCATGGCAACTGGATTGAAAGCACCAGAGGTTAGAAGGCGTGCATTCACTTCAAAATTGCTGTTCTCATCAATGGATGGAGCAACGTGCATGATGGCTTGATCTAGTGCGTAAGACGCGCGTAGCACACGTTCATCACTCAGCGCCTTGTCAGCGTATTTCAAATCAGAGTAAGAGCAGTGTTTAAAAACCTCTTCACCAAAACGCTTGCCGTATTCTTTGAAGTCGATGAAAGCTAGAGTTGCTTCTACGTTAATCTCATTGCCTGCCACTTCTGTCAGGGCTTTGCGGAAAAGGTTTTCTACAAAGTCTTCAAAGTAGGCAGCGTGTGTTCTTGTCAATATTGTTTCTGTCTTGGACATATTTGTAATCCTTATAAAAGAAAAGGGACACACCCTGAAAGTACGTCCCTTAGCGATGTATTGTTAGAAGAGGCATAGGAAATCTGTTTTCCTATACATCCTCACGTAAACTACTTATTAAAATTGAACACCAATCCTTGCTGTGGCTTCACCTTTCCTTTTGCATCTACACCATCTTTAACTCTGGTCTTGGATGGGATAAATCTAGGAGTGAATCCAAGGAAAATCTCTTTGCACTTGTCCTTCACTGTTGGCTCATCCTTTCTTGGACGGCCAGCCCTGCGAGGAACAATAGGCAAATCTGCTGTTTCAAATTCTGCCACTTCCTTAGCCACTTCAATCAAGTGTTCAAGCATGTGAATGTGTTCTTCTGGATAACCACAACGGATAGCACTAGCTAATGCGTCTTCAAGTGGTTTGATTGTCTTTCTGTAGATGCGAGCGGAATACCTAAGTTCCTGCTCTGCTGTCATCTTGTTCATTCGTCATTCTCCCTGTATTCCCTCTTAACACCACGGGATGCTAGACGGTGTTTGTCTTTGTGCTTTGGTTTGGAACGGGTGTGGTCTGTTTCCCATTCGTCGTATTCGTTGTGTTTGGGCTTGTTGCGTTGTCTCATTTGTTACCGTACTTAGCCTTTAGAATGTCTGTTGTCATCTGCACTGTGTTTCTCATTGGTTCACCATTCATCTTAATCACTTTCACCTGTACATCATCTAGGGTTTGGCCCTTGTCATAGATGGCGATCAATTCATTGCTATTAGCTCTTGCAAACTTGTACAGCTCATTGAATTGATCAGAGGTGAAGCCAGAAGCAGCTAGAGTGAGTGCATCAGCAATCTCTTGATGATTGGGAAACATAATATCAAATAGGGATTTACGGATTTCTTGTACTGTTGTCATAACTGCTCCTTGAATAAATGTGCGTGCGTGAGGGCTATTTAAAGCCCATACTTCGCCTTGAGGATGCTTGTAGTTTTGTCTACCGCTGCTTGTGCCTGTTGCGTCTTGATGGATGCTGCTACGTCTCCAACGATGGAAAGGAATACATCATCAGAATGCATTGCTAGGTTCTCAATATAAGCCTCAGCAGCCGCATCTGTTAGCCCAAGAGCAACTAGGTAAGACTTACGATCAAGAGCCGTTTCACTCTTTGTAATCTTCTCAGCACCAATGCCATGCTGTGCCAGCAACTCAAGCTCTTTAGATTTCTGCACTGTTGCTGTTGGCTTGGTGACAAGAACTGTTTTGAATGTGTATTGCTGCTTGCTCATCAGTTGTCACCTTTTGGCGGCAACATGGATACTAGAAACACAGCACTGTTGTTAGCATCAGCAGGCAAGTGATAGAGATAGTCAGAGCGGGTGTAACCTTGGCTCACCAGCTCATCATATTCTTCAATCAACTCAACAAACGAACTAGCGGAAATACTGTGGTATGTCTTGGTGTCTTTAGATTTGAATGTCATTACTTAGTCACCTTAGAGCCACGCATACGCTCACGGACACGTCTATCAAGGTCAGCAGCGGCTCTTGCTGCATCTTCTGCTTTGAGCTGGGCAGCTACTCGGGCTTCTTCTTCTGCCAGAGCTTTTGCCTCTTGCTGATAAACCTTGTCATTGTGGGCTTCAATCTCTGCCTCATAACGCTTGGCAACCTCAGCGGCAATACCCTTGGCGTCTTCTGCTTGTTGGGCTTCTGGCTTCACAACGTAGAAGGTAGTGACATACGGGGTGATTGTTGGCTGTAGGTGCCCACCAGTGAACAGCTTGTAGCCTTCGTCTAGCTTCGCTTGAAGTTCGATAACAGCAAGGTGAGTGGATTGGTGAATCACTTCCTCAACAGCACCTAGGAACATTCTACGGGGTGCATTACCACGCGCATCTAGTGGTGCTGATTCATCAGGGCCAAAGCCAGTTTTACGAATGGCGTAGGCTTCCATTTCACAAGCAACTAGGTGTTGCAGGTCGGATTTGTCGGCTTTGCGTAGGGTTAGAGTTGTCATGTTTGGATTCCTTGTATTAATTAGACGGAGTAGAAAGGGTTACAGCTTTGTTGTGCAGGTATTCAAAATCAATGACGTCTTGTCTTGTCATATCTTTGTATTCAGCAGGAGCTGTGTGGTAAGCGTTTAGAGCTTGATCAAGTAGCTGCTAGGTTTGCTTAGCTAGCAGATTTGCTTGGAATTCTGGGGTGTTGGCTTGCATCTTCATTTGTCCTTGTATGTGTGCCGGGGCTTAGGCTGTTGCTTTCTTACGTGTAGCTTTTGGAGCTGGGGTGATTGGGGTGATGCCGTATTGAGCATCAATGTTGCTGTAGATGGCCTGTAGTTCGCTTGCCTGTACATCGGCTGGCTTTTCCATATGCACCACCTGATTCACAGAGAGATTCATGTTGGCAGCAATGATGAAACTATCAGGAGCACGCTTGTAACCTTTGGCAATCAGAGCATCATATTGCTTAAACATATCAGTGACGTAGTTGGTATAAATCACTTCGTATTTGCCATGCTTCTCATACTTGGCTAAGGCTTCATCTTTGAGGGCTTGAATATCGGTCATTGGTACTCCTTAAAATTCAATGTTGTTCAGGAAGCACCATTCTGCATACTCTTCTAGCTTGGCGTCTTCACAGTCATTTGGGTATCTGTTGTTCTTGATGAAAACCATAGATTCATGGGTCATGCTTCCATCTTCATCAAATGTTGCGATGAACTGTCTACGCCATTCAGCATCAGACAGAGTTGTTAGAGTGCCAATATCAATCTGGCGTTCGAGGTGAGTCATTGTCATTGCATTATTCCTTGTGGCGCTCTACAAGTTTGTAGATTGCTGTGATGCCAAAGTAGGCTGTTGCGATACTGACGGCGATAAGGGCTGTAATAGTCATTGCTGTTGCTTCTTCTTCAATAGGGTGTAAAGCAGGCTCTCTTTCCGTTCCTTCATTTCCTCTGGTGTTTCTGTCCAGAGAACACCAAGCGCACCAATGATTTCAGTTTGAGAGAGTTGGCTGATAGCGTTACTCATGTACTCAACCACTGTCTGCTGTGCTTGAGACGCTTGCTTATCTGCACTGTGCTTGTTTCTGTGTGCGTGGCATCTGCACGATGTAGAGCAGAATCGGGATTTGCTAGTAAGGGCTGTGTAATGGCTGTTACACCACTGACAGAATCTTTTGATTGCGGCCATGGTAAGTTTTCCTTGTGATTGAGTTTTGTGAACGAAACTGAGAACGATAGAATCCCCAAGCACAACAAAAGGCCACGAATGGCCTAATGTGCTACAAGGAAATTGTATTGAATTAGATAACGGCGATCCCTACGAACTAGCCGTCTGTAGTTCCAACAGGACAGAATTGCCCTTGTAGGTAGCTGCACCAGCATTCGCCACACTGGACAGCTTACGCTTGCAAACATCAAGGATATGGCGTTGGCCTTGATGAATGAAGGAGAGTGTTTGTTATGAAGTCGAGGCCAAGTAGTTCGCACAGATACTTGGCAAATCTGCAAACAGGCACGTTAAGCCTTGCGATGGAGGAAGCGGTGTTTATCGCCAGTGACCGCTACACTGTCTCAGGGTCTGTGGCCCTTGCGAATCTTTGAATTATTGCCTGTTGTGAGCATCGTACAGGCAGACGATAAGGAACCGTTAAAAGGCTACGTGTACTTTTAACGTATGCTCTATGGGGAATTCTTGCCAGCTATCTAACCTACTGGCTAAGGGTGACGGTCAAAGGAGGGAAAGACGCCACGACACGGCTAACAACGTATCTTAGAATTTTGGAGTGTGTGGATATTGGCTATTCCACAAGAGGGGGTGTAGGAATGTGAGCATAATCGCTTATCCCCTACCACTATAAGTATAGCATATGTTTAGAGCATGTCAACCGCTATGTGTTAAAATTAATGTGATTTTCAACACTTTGTGTTTAGTGATGATGAAACAGGCGGGATTTGTGACAAGTGTACGGTTAGCGTGCCTTCGACTCTTCAAACACTGCTGTGCTTGTGAATCCGTAAAGGCTGTACACCTCACTCATCACGCCAATTCCGTACATCTTCACAATCGACCTGAGTTCATTCTTGCTTCTCTCAAGGCGGGCTGTGGCGTTGATTCGGTTGGCGTGCTTGATCTGAGTGACAAGCTGTCTGATACGGTCTTGTACAGTGTCCGTCACCACCTCATTACAGGTGGCTTGGGTTCCATTCAATACCGACTCCGCTACCGCTTCTGTTGTATCTCGCATTGCTCTTGCCTCCTGTGTACTTGGTGATATCGAATCCTGCTGTTTTGGAATGTGGATTATACACTGTATCAGTGTGTGTTGCAAATACAATCTCACATTCATCAGGCTCATCGTTCATCAGTTCTTTCAGGTAAGAAGCATATGCTTCATCTTCTGCCCTAATGCGCGCCTGAGTGGCTTCCACTTGTTCGGCTGTGGCAACACCAACAGCGGCAAACGGGTCATCCGATTCATCAGCAATAGCTACAGGAGCTGGCTCTACGGCGTCTACAGGCTGTGCAATTCCCTCAGCAATCTCAACATCAGCCAGGAAGTCAAAGAACGGGTCAAGGGTGTTGCTTGCATCATCCTTCACAGGAGCTTCTACAACGTCTTGTTGCTTGTTGGCTGGGATGGCAGCAAGGGCCAAGTCTTCTGTACCGTCTAGCGCGTCTGTGACGCTCAGGGAACGTGCCAGCAGAGTGCTTGTAGGCTCTGGGCTGTACTCTTTGATTGCCAGCTTGAGAATGTGGCGACGGGCTGCATATTGCTGCTTGCGTTGGGCTTCTGTGGATTCGATTTGGTCAGCATCTTGGCCTGTGGCGAATTGCTCCATGAAAGCGTTTTCCATGTCAGCAATAACGGCTGCAAGTTCCAAGGCGAAGGTTTCCAGAGCTACACGGCTAGCTGTTGGTTGTTCATCACAAACCCAGTCAGGCACGAATTGCAGGGTAAGGCCGGTGTCTTCTACCAGTTCTGCACAGCGTTGCTTGATGCTGTAGATGTGGTCTTTGTTGTACGTCGCACCGTAGATGCTGTGGGCGATGGTGCGCAGCTCGTACTCTTTGCACCCTTGAGGACGTACAGCGAGGGCGTAGGCTTGTTGAGCAGCGGTGTTGAGCTTGTTAGGGCGGGAAGTCTTAGCGGCTGGAGCGGCTTTGTTGGCTCCCTTCACAGCACCACTCATGTGCTGGTTAACAAAGCGTTCTTTCAGACCAGTCTCTTTGATGATGGCACGGCGGGATTTGCCAGCCTCAACCATGCTGTGTACTAGGGCAATGTTAGCTTGAATCTGTTCTTGTGTGAGCTTGTCTTTCATATTCGTTTTCCTTGTATTCGTTGTGTGTGCATGCCATGCTGTTCATGGTTCACCTCGTTGATGTGATTTGTTGGCGTGAGAAATATTTCTCTCCCTACACCATTAGCATATCACATTTGTCACCACTGTCAACACATTTATGTGAGCTGGTGACACATTTTGGTGACATTTCTGGTGACATTCTCACATTTACACACTGGTGAAGCGCTAACACATTTGTCACCACTTTACACGAACCATATCTATAGGAGTGGTGACAACCCAAAGTGGTGACAAACAGAACATCCAACCTGTGACATACTGTCACCAAGAAAAAACGAACCATATATAGAAGGTGGTGACAACTGGTGACAAGCACCAATACATACAACCAACACAAGTACAATCAAGGCTAACGCCTTCAAGAGAATCCTATGTCGTACCGACAAGGGACAGTGTCCTTTGACCTACGGGATTCACTCCGTTCACCTACGGTCAGTGTCTGCACGGATACTATGAGTTTTGTTATTGTTGGTTTTTGTTATCTGTAAACTTTCAATGAAATCTCCTCGCACCTTATCCGGTGCATAGAAGCTGTAAGCTTTAGACCTACGGTCTGTGCGCACTAGCTAGGTATTCCATACCTAAAAACACAACATATAACATCAACCTAAGAGCTAACGCTCTTGTCTTGGATCGTGCATAGAAACAGCAGGATGCTGTGTGTTGTTATCTTTGTTGTTTTTATTGATGAAACATCATCAGTGCAAGAAGACTCAGTGCTATGCACTGGAAGTGTGTAAGCCTTATAGCTAACGCTATGGACTTCCTACAGGTGCAGAAAAGCCCAGCTTGTCAGGCTGGGCATTCAGTTAGGTACTGGTGTTGCTTCCATTAGCACGGTAGTCAGTAGCACTTTCCTTGCTGTAATTGGAAGGTGCCTTAGATGGGTCCGGCTGTTCCTTGACTGTAGTAGTCTTGCCAACCTGTCTGCCCTTACTCTTGATTGTCACCTGAACATTCTGCACTACAGCAAAGCTCACCTGTTCAAATTCCAGCTCAGGGAATACGCCCTCACCTGTTCTCTCATCCTCTTTGAAATCTGCGCGTGTGAGCACACAGTTGGAGTACGTCTTGGGAATGACTCCATCACGATATTCAAAGAACGTGAACACCTCACGATTGGTAATCATATCAATCATGTTGTCTTTCACCGCCAGTGCAGTCTTGGCCTTATCCTGTGGCGTGACATACACCTCTGGGATAGTGTCCTTGGTGAACTGTGCTACTACCTCTGGCATGAATTTGTTAATGCTGCTCGTCTCAGAGATTTGGACAGGGAAAACTGTCTGAGTGTTGTTGAGGTACTGCTTGTTACCGTTAATGTCGCCAACACTGATAGTCGGACGGTTAGAGTTGAAGTCAGCATCAGACAAGATGCCAGAGATAGAGAATCTTGGATTTTCAAATGTCGTGTGATCGCTGATCTTTGCACCGTTAGCAAGTGGGTGCTTTGTTACAGCAGCCGAATATTGCTCAGCTAGTGCTGTGATTGCGTCGAAGTAGAGAACATCGCCATTTGCTCTTAGCAGGGCAAAGCCGCTAGATGTAGTTGTTGCCATTGTAATTGTTTCCTTATGTTTGTGTATGGGCGTAGCACCTCCTATAACGCTGTTAAAGGCGTTTTGAGTGCTTGGCTATATATTGGGATTGGGATTGCCTGCAAACGTCCTCTCAGGAGCTTGCAGGGCTTTCTTGCTTAATTGTGTCGGCCTTGTGGACGTTGACTATCCTACGTTCTATAGTCAGCAATCAGCTGATTGGTGCATCGTGACTGTGAAGCGCACATTCAATGGAATGATTGAGGATGCGGGCCACTGATGCGGCAAGTGCTTGATTTCACTCGGCAGACTCTTGATGACAAGGCCATGGAGCTACCATGAAAATTTTAACTTCCTTCGCTGTTTTCGCTGTGCTCTTGTCCATTAGCGGTTGCGACGTATCACCCAAGGAAGCCAAAAAGAAGTTGGTAGATTCTGTTTATGAGTTCCTAAATATCAAGCGGCCCGAGAAGCTAGATAACTGGATTTATTTCAGCATGAAAGAAGACGTCAACATGGTAGTAGTCATGAACGCTAAGCCAATTCCGGGCGTCAAAGGGGCAGAGTTGTCAAACCCGGAAAATTTAGAATTTGCTTTGATTTTAATGGGTGATCATAAGCAAACATTCATCTCCATAGCTCTTGGCGACAAGGCTAGTTGCGGGAGGGGCAATACCGCGTTCGTGACACTCTCCGGTATTCGCACGATGGACATAAAAGCCATTAACACGGACGGTAGTTGCACGATGGCGCTAGAACCATTAAACGACGTCATAAAGCTAATGACTGATTCTAGTTTCGTCCGACTAAAAACCAAGGTAGGTCCATACGAATTCGATTATCTTCTCAGTAACACAAGCACAGCCATAAGCCGTTTCAGGAAGATGGTGGATGAGTTACCTAAGCCGAAGTAAGCCAAAGCTGTCATACAGCAGCCACCGGAATTCTGAACCTAACGCTTTCAAGCATCTTGCCTGTATCGAACAGCGGACGGTCAAAGCCTTTGGTTGCTACAGTACGCGGGCTGTTATGGCCCGGATAGTTTGCAATCGTGACTTTGATTTCATCAGCCACAATCTTTCCAAGTAGCTGCATGATGATACGTGGATTGCCTGTATTCAGGATGGAAGCCCTTGCAGCCTGTTTCAACACTTTGATGATGGCTTGCAGGTTGGTTTTGTTTTCCAACGTCTCTTGCATGAATGGGCGTTGAGGGTGAAAGCGTGTTCCATATTCGTTATACGCTGCCACTTGAGCCACTGGTGTTCCATCGTCGTAGGCGTCTCCCTGAAAGAAGCCCACTTCTGTCTTTGTTCTGGCTAGTGTCTTGAGGCGCTTGGCGAGATTATCAAGCCCTCTTAGGTCTAGCTTTGTATATACTTTTGTAGAAATCATAAAATTTTTCCTTATGCATCTATCTCCCGTTTGTGTGGATTGTTGGTGACACGTTGATAACAGGGTTAGCATTCTGTTGAATGAAGCCCTGCCTTTCTCGGAACTCTTGTTGAATCACTTTGAACACCTGCTCAGGGGCTGCTCTGTAAGAAACATCCTCAAGGCGTCTAGTGGCATGATCCAACATTTGTAGTTGAGTATTGATCTTGGTTTCAGATTCACCAACTCTGGCTCCAAGCTCTTGCACTCTTTCTTCTACAGAGTCAACACGCTTGTCTACAATCTCTTTCTGGGTCTGGATATTGTTATATTCATACTCATCAACTCTATGGCCGATGGTGATGGGTGTTGCGATGATTGCTAGGATTAGGAGTACAGCCAAGATTATTAGTTGTAGTCTGGTAACTGGCCTCCTGTACCACTTCTGAGGACTCTCAGACATATTGTAATTCCTTTTACATTAGCCCAACTGGGCACCTCCGAAGGAACGTTGTAGAGGTTTTGGGCTGAACAGTTGAAGACGTCTTGTTAGAACGTCATTAAAGATTTCCCTGTTTCGGCCTGAGCAGATTTCATCAGCAGCACCAGCAATGCGGATTTGAACAGCTTTGTTCATGAAATCTTCTACAGCATCGAGCAGGAACATAGACCCGGAATAACATACAGTCACTGTGTCACCAGTACGGAACCAGAAGAAGTGATAGTCTGTAACATCAGGGTGTCTACGTTTGAGCATCATATTGAAATGACGCCCAAGGCGCTTTAGGTCAATACGGTCATACTTACCATATCCCTTTAGCACGTAGATTGCGGAATGAAGCCCTTTCGATTGTAGGGCTTCAATGTGTCTTTCAAAATTGGCTCTCATTTAGCCTCCATTTGTCTTAGCTTGTCTTTGAGCTTCCTTGTTCATTTCAACTTCTTCAAAGTAGATGCGTAGAGCAGTTTCGTTTGCATCATAGGCATCTTCCACACTCAGGCTTAGCGATAGGTCTGCCATTGTTGCCAGAGGTTGAGAGCATTTGAGAATGTTGTAAATGACGTTGGATTGGCTGTAAGACTTTCCGATTGTTTCCAAAGATCGCGGAATGCTTGCACCACTGCTGTAGTTTTGTGGTAGCTGCCAACGGTCTTTAGTCCATAGGTGTAGGAAGTTGTATTCAATCACTTGTCCCAACAGCAGGGCCATTTCAGCGAATGTCAGAGAGTCATAATCAAGCGGCTCGCCATCAAGAGTGACGTAGCGTAGAAACTCATCAAACACACTCTCATAATCAAGCTCAGCGTCTTGCTTGCTGCTGGCTGTGAATGTGATTGGATAAGATAGAGGCGTTGGCACGCGCTGTTGTACGCTCTCTTCTCTGTCAGCAAGGGTTTTGCCTGCCAACACTTCCTTAACAGTTAGCTTGCCTGCTGGCCCGCTATCAAGCTGTTTGAAAGTGACGTAAGTAGCATCAGGATTTGCCACCTTATCAAAGAACTGATTGAGTGCGAGCCACTTACCATCAATCACAAATGGCTTGATGATTGGGTAGAAGGCTTTGCTGTCTACAGTGATTGTTTCCTGAGCAGCACCAAAAGCATAGATTGCATTCCAATAGTTTTCTAGGAGTGCACAACCTTCTGTTGCTGGATGTTGTGTGATTTTGTACGTCTTACCCTCAACGGTAATCTTCTTGGTTAGTCTTGCCATGTATATTGTTCCTTGTGTGTGCTAGGGCTAATAGCGTTAATTGGGAGTCAGACAACTACAATGTCTGCATCTTGCATTTCATTACATTGCAACTCCGCATACCATTCATTGCCTCTGAAATCGCCAGTGAAACGAATAGAACTGATGCGGTAAAATCCTTGGTAGTCTCTGTAATCAATCTTAACCACTCGACTAGGCACCAAGGCTGCATCCAACAGCAGTTTAACTTGCACACCGGGGCGTGCTCTCTTGTCCTTACTGGAAACTCTAGACTTTTCAGAAATGCGGAAAGGCTGATCAATCATGCCTGTCTCTTCACTGATAACAGGAACATCTACAGTGGTCTTAGAGGAAGGGCCATTGAAGTCGGTTACAGTAAGAACATCGTTAGTGATGTTGTATTCAAGATTGTAAGCACGGGTGAGCTTATCCAATTCTTCTTTAGGAGTTCCAGACAAACGCCATCCATGAACAATTGGGCTGTTGAGATTGGTTCCAACGATAGGACCACGACTAATACCCGGCATGTTATTAACGATAGCATCAACAACGTCTTTCACAGTTTGGCCGGGGGAAAGATTCTGACTCAATCGGGCTTGGGTTAGGTTTACATACCCTTCACCAATCACCATCTGTGTAATGGTGTCAGTGCCACTTTTGATTGTGGAACACTCTGTTAGATTTCCTTTGGCTAGTAGCTTCAAGCCTTCACCGTTGGTGTATCCAACATGCAACTCAGCCTCAAGGAAACGGCTTTCAAGCAATTGCTCTTGACCTGGGCTGAGGTTATAAATTTCGATAGAAGCAGAGTTGCCTCTGTTGTGTTTGTTGTCGCTACTCTTGTCTACGTTGAACGTAAGCTGTAATGGTCGCTGATAGTCGCGGCTATCAATCTTGATTCCCTTTCCGTTGTCGTAGTCACCAACAGTTAGAATGTAGCAGCGTTCACGCTTTAGGTTAGTTTCGTCAGTTGTTGCTACTGCACTGCTGGTGTAGTTAGAGCTTTGTCTGATTGGCAAAAGGGCCATAATGAATTGTTCCTTGTAGGTGTGGGGCTTTAATTACTCCCCTGTCTAGAATCATTTGCACGATGTTGGACAGAGAGCGGTTGTTGTGATGGTTAACCCGGCAATTGGAATTGCAGAACGCCTTACGTGCTGTCTTGCACGACATAGAGCACCCGCAATGTTTGCAAGGGCGTACAGTGATGTTTGGAATAGCAGGCATAGGGTTATCTCCTGATTAGGATTCACAGAGTGTGTGACAGTTGATTAAACGGAATTGAATGCAGGGCATAGAAAAGGCCGCATCCTTGGCAGCCTTGTCTAATGGCTCATTGCGAGCCGTGTAAGCCCTTACACACCGAAAGGAAGAGTGACAATGCATCACCTATATCGGTATGGAATTATAACACGGAATGTGAGATTTTGGAAGTGTTATATGTAATTCAACACACATCCTTACAGACGATAGGCGAAAAGATGGCCCTCACTGCCCTTCCAAAATCTCTAGGAACGGGTCATCAGACAGCCGCTCGACCCCAGTGTCGCAGTAATCGTCTCGGGCGATCATGTAGAGCCTGTGCCCGTTATCCAGTACGAAGCGGTTAGACGACTTGTCCTTGCCCTTGTACTTCCACACCGCTTCACCACCGGCAATGGCCATGGTCTTGTCAGGATAAATGGTGATGGAGAATCCAACCTGTGCAAGCAAGCTTGAGAGCTTCTGCGGGTCGTCACGCTCAATCCGCCAAACATCTGTGGTGGTCGCCCAACTGGCAAATGGTGTCACTGTCCGCTCTAGGAGCGCTATAGCGGCGTTAGCCTTATCTCTGGCCTCGCTGTTCTCTTTCATCGCTGCCACAAGCTCAGGGACCGCCCCAAGGGCCATCACAGATTCTGTTAGTCCTTTGAGCTTCGCTGTGTACGCTTCCGCCTCAGAACGGAGATGGGCAATCTCTGTTTCATTAATCCCAGTGTTTAGGATTGATACAGCCTTACGTTTCCATTCATCTGCACAGAAAGCCATCAGGGCTTGCATGATCGCTAAGGGCAACTGTGCGTTGTTGGTGCAATCCCCTACCATCTGATTTGTGCGGCAACGAACAGAGGACGTTTTGCCAGCGCGATGCTGAACGATGTAGTTCTTACCGCATACGCCACATTTCATCAGACCGACTAGGAAGTGTTTAGCGGTCTTCTTCACTGGCTTGGTGGCCACACGTTCCTTATGCATCTGAGCTTTCTGAAAGGTGCTCAGGCTTACAACTGGCGGGTAGGCGTTCTGGATAATTTCGGTTGGCCTATTGTCATCGAGCTTGTACACCTCCCATTCACCAATGGCAGTGCGGTTTGTAATCCAACGACGAACAGACGCACCAGCCACCCTAGCCAATTCGGGTACGCCAGATTCACGCATACGCTTGGCAATGGTGCTTGTACCTACACCCGATATGTACAGGTCAAAAGCAATCCTCACTTGCTGTGCAACAGGTTCGATCAACACACCCTCAGAGGTGAGCCATACAGGGGTTGAACGCTTAGGCGTTTGACCCTTTTCCTTCGCTGCCTTCTTACGAGTCTCATACGATGCCTTGATACGTCGAGACAAGGCAGCCGAGTATTGGTGTGCAGACTGTATCTTTGCAGCCAGCAAGAAAATGGCTGATCCGTTGAGGCTTTCTCGGTTGTACGTCTGGTTGTCATCAAGGGTGATGATCGAAACGCCTGCACTGAGAATCGGGTGAATGATCCCAAGCATGTCAACAGCGTCAAGACGCCCTGTACGGTCGATAGCCTCAACCAACACAACATCACCAGTCTTGATTGCACCTTGCTGGATAGCGTCTAGGAGCTTCCCAAAGCCACCACCTTTTACGTGCTCGCCCTTGTAGCCAGATTTTCCAAGGTCTTTGTATTGGAGGTCGGAGAGGGTGTATTCGGGATACCTGACCAACCATTCCCCAATCATCTGCTCTTGGCGCTCAACTGAGTTGCCGTGCTTTTGGCGAAGGCTGGAGAATCGAACGTAGCTAATGGCTTGCGGCATTGGAATTCCTCGGTTTGAGCGATTTTAGCATGGGCAGCCATAGGGAGTAGCATACGACCCACCTGCCTGCTGTTCGTCACCACACCCACCGAGTTCTATACCCTGCGCCTGCTGACCGGCGCCGCCGAGGCCGGGTTCTTCCCGGGCGTGGTGCTGTACCTTTCGCGCTGGTTCCCGGCTG